CCTAATCCTTCTTGTTGTACTGCTGCTCTGTTATTTATAGATTGTAAATATCTTTGATTATATGAGTTTAAATTTTTAACATCTAAGTCTTGTACTTCTGCACTTTCTGCATATAATTTTTTAAACTCTTTTAATGCATTTTGCCTTGTTTTTAAGTCAATATTAGTATTTGTTGCTTTACCAACTAAAATGGTACCTAATGTTTGGCTTGATTGTGCAGCTCCAACTATTTTATATACATCCTCATTTAATTTTTTTAATTCTTCTCTTAATCCTTTTAACTTATCCTCTCCACCTTTAAATGCATCTCCTATTTGTTTTGAAAATGTAACTAATAAAGATGATGTAACACCTAATACAACTCCAAGACCAGCTGGACCAGCTAATCCATCTATCATTGCAGTTAATGCCTTTTTTGTTCCACCTTCAGTTTTTGCCAACTGTTGAAACGACTCAAGCATTGGATTTAAGTTATTGGCAATACCAATAATTCCATATGGAGCATCTTGAGCAATTCTCGAAAAGTTAATAAGAGATTGAGTTGCATTTGCAGTACCTTTTGCTGCACTACCCATCTGGGTTTGTATATTACCAATTGTAGTGTTAAGGTTTTTTATTTGACTATTTAAATAGTTTATTTCCCCTACATTGGTAGCTTTTTTTAAGGCAGCTTGAAACTGATTAAGTAAATTTTGAGCCTTTTGTAGCGCACCTTGAAAATCTTGAGTGTTCCTTCCCCATTACAATAATGGAAAAATCCTTCCAAGTCATCTCCCAAAACTCGCTTGGGCGTATATTACATTCGGCAGCCTTAACTAAAATATCATCCCAAGTCAGCCTCGTTAGACTTTTTTTTTTCCTCTTTAAGGTTTCCACTCACTGCAGTTACGGTATTTGTAATGATGTATTTAAAATACTCCAAAACTGGACCTTCTGCATTAAATAATCCACCTAATTCATCTAACCAGTCGCATACATCGTTTTCTGTATAATCAACTGTTTCTTTGTTGCTATTACAAGCAGATTTATAACCAGCATAAACCAACTTAATAATAGTATCTAAGTCTAAAGAACTGCCTCCTACTAATTGAAAATATTGGTCAATAGTTATGCCTTTGTCTTTACAAAACTCACGCATTGCCCATGTACCCCATTTTAAATTAATTGTTTTGTTGTTTAGTTCTAATTTATACATAGTGGTTTTTTAGGTTTTATACAGTTTCAGTTTGTGTTACTGGAGGTGCAAATACTACAAATGTTGCAGAAAATTTAACATCGTCTTTATCGTCTGCATTTACGTCAAAGTTAGAAATCCAAACAGGTTGGAACTGGTCGCCACATTTAGAAGTTGCATCGATTGTGTTTACTGTTGATGTTAATGAGTTTGATGTAAGACAAGCAACTGGTTTAAAAGTTGCATCTCCATCGATGTCTGCTAATAGGATATAATCCCTTGCTGATACTTTAGTTTCTGCCATTTTATTTAATTTTGAGTTATTATTATGTTATATGTTATAATTGTTCTAAATACGTTTTCAGTTGGGTTTAATCCGTCTAAATTTCTAATACTTTGTACGAATAGCGTTGAACTATAAAAGCCATTTGCTAACGTTATATTGGTATCCGAATTTATAGCCGTAAGAACCAAATTGCTAATTTCTTCCGAACGTTTATAGCCAAAGTTAGCATTTTTTGTAACAATGTCTACATCTATACTAATAGAGTTTGTGTATCCGCTTTTACCCATGTCTTGACCAGAGGTTCTTCCATCCATTATAATATACTCTGCCCCAGCTCCAGTTGGTGCAATACCATCATAAACAGTAAGACCAGTGGCACTTGTTAGGTTTGTATAAAACCATTTTTTTATTTCAATATTAGGGTTAAGCATTTAATAATTTTTTAAGTCTTTGTATTAATTTAGGTTTTTCTTGCTCAAAAGCTGGTATTAAAAATGGTCTTGCTCTTAAATTAATTCTTTTTATTCCTTTACCTTTAAAATTTGCTGCAAAAGCATTATAGCCATCTGGTATTTTTACTAATCCACCAGTACCAAACTCTACATAAGGAGCATATTTAGATTTTGCACCAACAGTATATACAAATTTATCATTTGTTCCTTGCTCTTTTAAATATATACTATTTCTTAAAAAACCAGTATCTACTACCACATTGCGTTTTGCATCCAATTGAATTTTCAATGCAGAAGCATTAAATTCATCTTTTATAGCCCCTTTTGATTTACTATTTAAACTTTGAAATTTATCAAATAGTTTATCAATTCCTTTTATATCAAAAGTAACTCCATCCATTACCTATATATTACAAGTTCGTAAAATCTCTTTTGGTTCTCTACGTCCTTAACAGAGTGTATTGTATATCTTAAACCTTCTATTTCTACTTGATACGAATCATTTATCGTAACCCCGTAACGAATAAAAAGGCGGTTTTTTTGGTCAAATTGCAATTCCGACTCGTCTACCTCTCTTACCTTGTCATCTGGTCTTAAATCGCCCCATACGGTGCTTTGTAGGGCAAATGTAGTAGTATAACCACCTTGACCATCACTAACTCGAGTTGGTGCGTATAATAGCACTTGGCGAGTCATTGTATTAGCATCTATATAATTAGCCTTT